AATTGCAGGCATCCCATTTATCCATCGGCATCCAGCGAACTGCCTGTTTGACCCATTGGTTCAGTCGAAGCTGTCTGAACGCATTCTCTTCTCCCGGATTCTGCTTGGCAGAATCACAGGCTGCTTGAACCTTGTCAATACTTACTGTAATTCCTAAAGATGGATTTGCTTTCTTCCATACTTTCGGATCTGTCCAATCATCCGTTTCCTCTGCACCATAAATCACAGGATAAAATGTCGGGTCTATTTTTCTTCCCTCAATGATATCTTTTGCTTTCTGGTGTGTCTCATAGCAGATACTGTTTGTATCTGTACCTGCTGTTGTTATCAGAAAATACAAAGGCTGTGTCCTGGCATCTCCAGAACCCTTGGTCATTACATCAAATAATTTCCTGTTCGGTTGTGTATGCAGCTCATCAAATACAACTCCATGAATATTGAATCCATGCTTAGAATAAGCCTCTGCCGACAACACCTGATAAAAACTGTTGGTTGACTGGTATACAATCCTTTTCTGGGAAGCGAGAATCTTCACTCTCTTATTCAGCGCCGGACACATCCTTACCATGTCCGCCGCAACCTCAAATACAATAGATGCCTGCTGCCTGTCTGCAGCACAGCCATAAACTTCACCTCTCTCTTCTCCATCTCCACAAGTCAGAAGCAGTGCCACTGCAGCCGC